GTTCCACCTGGGTTACAAGGTCGCCAACCCATTTGTCAAACTGCTCAGGATTCGCCGCCAGATGCGGCGCCGCTTCCAGCATTTTCACAATGTCCACAGATAGGTCAATGCGTGGATAGCCTTGCTGCTGAATCACCCTGCGCAAGTCGTGCAACATACCAAGCAGGAACAGCGACGTAAACAATGATGGTGCCGCCAAAGGGATACCATGCGGGGAATCAAACATGCGGCCAAAGGAGCGATAAAAAAAAGTGGGTATGTCCAGTGGCTTAAAATCGCTTTCCTGCCATTGCCCCGGCTGCCAAATATCGCCAAGTTCTGGATCAGTGCGGCGCCGGAACCGAATGGACGAAGGATTCGGCGTAGCGATGGTTAGCGGTAATCGTCCGCGCTTGTCCAATACTAACTCAGCGCACATTGCACCATAGACGAAGGCGCCGGCCCATTGCATGTCTATAATTTCATCAAAACTGCCATGTGATTGACTGTTCAGTTTGTCAATAAATGCCTGTACAGCAGCCTGCCCCACAGCATGTTGTGCGTCTGAATTGTAGCGCTTTGCCTTAACCGTATAACCAGGGTTACACATAATGCGGAAATCGTAAAACGCGCGGCTGACTTCTGGCGACAACTGTGTGAGCATTTCCAGCAGGCGAGATGGATCTATCTGGTCAAAATCCTTAGATGACAGATTGAGCAATTGCCAATTTTGCTCGTAATTGCTTGGTGCAGTCAGCATCCATGTGGCTGACGAAAAGCTGTTAATATTATCAACAGACGATCTACCCCTGGGCATGGCGCGGACCATCACCGGACTAATGCCCCGAACCGGTTGTCTGAAAAAGTTTACAATGCCGCTATACCATGCCATTAGATTAGCCCTCGAAATCACTCAAAATCATCGTGTGAAAATAACTAAGCAACTTTTCATACTCGGTAATACAGATGGCAAATTTCCGATCCTGATCACTGCGATCATTCGGCTTTGCTGCCTTTAGTTTGCGGTACGTGGACAATAGTTCATTCCACATTTGATCATTGGCGCTAGGCACGTCATCTTCGGGGATGCCGGCCAATGCTTGAGTTGCCATGTTGATTGCTCGTTGCTCATCCATCTATCACCATCCTTTTGATTTGCCCTGCACAACGGGCATCACCTGTGATTGCCCACCACCAAACGTTGCCCATACCCATGACTCTAGCGCGTTGCAGGCGTGATCGTTGCCGTCATGCGGGAATGATTCGAGTCCGTGTTTGCCATCAGGGTATTTGTAGCCTGACCGAATTTCATCTAACAAATGCTTGCACCGACGATGAATCTTAATCGCCCTATGTTTATTGCCGTCGCACATCAAGCCACGAGTCAAAGTGATTGCCGCCAAGCGGGTAGACTTCCCGCCGCCGGCTTTGTTTTCTAGCCAGTTGTGCGTATAGATACCGGCTGATGTCAGGCGTTGCCGCAGGGCTACAGCCTCATGCGATGCCACCGCACGCCTAAGTAATCTCATGCCACGATCAGTGTTGCGCTGCTTAATATGGGCTATCGTGTCCTCTTCCAACACTTTTCGTTCGTACAGTTCATCAAACACAAGAATGTCACCGTTAGTTAAGCGCTGTATAAATAGTGTGGCCCGTGGGTCAATGTAGCCGTCATCAATGGCAAGCTCGAACGGACGTTCCGGATCTGGCTCAGTATCGACAATATTGTCGGCGGCGAAATTATCGTATACCAGACCTTCAACGCCGGCATACCAGTCGCCGTGCAACCATGCCTCACGCAATGCGCCTGATAACGTACTCAACTCTTGCCAGTAGCTAGCGTCCAAATGCGGGTTGTCGTCAGGCAGGGCCGGCACAAAAGCGAATTCCGGCACAATGTCCGCCATCTCAGGCGGAAAGTTTTTTTCTATCCAGTAGTCACGCACCCAGTTGGCCTCAGGGTTGGTTGCCGCCACAAACTGCGTTCGGCTGATACCAGGCCAGCGCAACGAACCGCGCAGGATATTGAAGGTGCTTACCGGATTCTTGGTTAACTCATCAATGCCGATAATCGCAAACTCAAAGGATTGATACCGGCTTGGATCGTCCAGATTGCGCAGTAGGATCGAACCGCCGCCGTATTCGGGTCGCAAATGATAGCCTAGACCTTTATCCTGCGTTGACTTGATTTCACCCAGCCAGATCGGAAACTCCTTTTTGATTTTCGTAATCTGCCGGCCGGTTAGACTTGGGTAATCCTCACAAGCTAGCATGACATCGACGTTCGTGACCCCTTCGGCGGCAAACATCAGCAGGCGGCGCAATAGGTAATAACGCAACCAGTACGATTTACCAGGGCCACGGCTGCCACCGAAAAGCATGTAGCGGTATTTGTCGGCTGCTTCTGTGGCCTGCCATTGCTTTTCGGTGAACTGGCAAATTTGGCTAAATCTCATCGGTCAACTGTGACTAAGATCGGCCCGCCATCCTTGCCACCTATTTCAAGCTTATCAGCAAACAACTTGTAATGCTTGCCCAACATACTTAGCGCCGCCTGTGCGTCGTGTAGCTCAAACTCTACTTCAACGGTTTTTACTTCCATTTCGCCAACCACACGCGTGGTCGTTTTGGTTTTTAGTTTCTTCAGCAGCCCAGTACGCTTTGCCCGGCGCGCCTTGGTCAAATCAAAAGCGCCGTCAGCGTCCAGAAAATCATCAATGTCAGCACGAGCATGATCTGTAATGCGGGCTAAGACTTCATCAGCCGGCATGGCAGCCTGATTCAATCTAGCCTGAATCGCTTCTGCAACGCGGGCAGTTCTCAGCAATCGCCACCCGTTTGACGCCGCGGTCGTCCGATTCACCCCAGGATAAACGGTCTGATAAGCCTCCGTTGCGTTGGAGCTTTGCAGATATTCTTCTACAAAACGCTGGTGCTTTATCGACAGTGCCATCAGCTAACCGTCTCCGTGTCCACAGTGAAGCTAAATCCAGTCTTACGGCATAGTATAAAATACGTGCCCGCATCTAGCCGCGGTTTGTTGCCATTCGCATCCCTGGCCACGCCGAAGGCGTCTGTGCTGCCATACCACACCACGTTGGTGATGCCGCTGTTGGTGCTGAACCATACCGACACATCCGCAATCGGGTTGGTGGTTGCGCTGTCAGTTACGGTATAGGTAAACTCAACACCGGCCGCACTGCCCAAGGCGGTCAGTGTGCGAGTGGCGTAGCTCCACACTTGCGCAGCGGTCAGGCCGGCGCCGGTGTCTTCCCAACTACCATCACCGTGATTGTCGGATAGCTCGGCGTCAATCTCTGCGGGTGTGGGGATGGCGTCAATGATGGTGCTTTGTGCGTCGCTCACGTTCGTCGGCGTAGCGAATCCGGTAGCCGTGGCCCAACTACCGTTACCGTGCGTGCCGCTTAGCTGCGTGTCAATCTCCGCCGCTGTGGGTAATGCGTCAATGATGGCGGCTTGTGCATCATAGGCCCAGACTTGGCCTATGTTGCCGATTAACGGCGCCTGCCACTCTGGGTAGTCTAAATGTATTCGACTCGGTACAAATGCGCCTACAGGCATTTGATCGCAACTCCTGCAACAATGGCAATCAGCAACACCACCGGCCCGCAGCCGGCTTTCAGTTGGTCGAAGAAGTCTCTCATAGGCCAATCATCCACGTCATATCAACGCCGTACAGGATGCCGACGATGATCACGATGGCCACGCAGATCACCAGCGTGGTCCGCACAATGTCGCTGGAAGATGCCCAAGCGTCACGGATTTGTTTCATAAGCCCCCCACATTGCTGATGAGCCACCACATCATTGATGTAATGACTACCAAGAAAACAATAGTGGCGACGCGAAACCAAAAGACCAACGACCTTTGCTGGCGCTTTTCTTCTCTGTCGTGTTCAGCGCGTTCGCCATTTTTCATTTCGTTGAATTCTCTGCCTAGCGCCGCCTGCTCAAACTTCACTGCCTGTAGCTCTGACCAAATGGCTTGCAACTGGTGCCCTCATAGCGCCCGATGATGTTACGGAAAAAGCCGGCGGCTAGATTGTCTTGATTCTCATAGGTGCTGCCCTTGGTCGTGACGGTTGAACGGTCGTTCAGGATTTCCTTTAGCAATGGCGTGCGCTTGGGTGTGGTT